CGACGCGGTTAAATCTTCTCCAGTTCGAGAACCTGAATGTGTTGCCAGAGCCTCTTGGCATTGTGTTAGGAGGGTTAACAGGATTAACACGGGCACTTCTAGCAGACCAGTTAGATAAGCTTTGAATAGCCTGTGCATTCAGTGTTCGAGGTGTTTCAAGGCCGTACATATCAACCAATCGAACAGCCAAATTTGTCTCAACTGCTTGATTATATTGAGGCTCCAATCTGCTATCAGTATTAGGTAAAGGTGCTTGCTCAAATACGTAAGATGAACAAATATTACGAGACTTGAACTCTTGCATCATATCCTCAAGAGTTTCTAAAGCGTCCTGTATTTCTTCAGGTTGGGGCTGAGTAGTCAAGCCCGAAATCCTAAGCTGTTTATAGGCCCGATTAACGAGCTCTACTTTTGTTTTAGCCATGATTATTTAACCTTCTTTTTGTCTTTCTTAGCTGGCTTTTCCTCGACAATCAAATCTTTAGGGTCTGAGACGTAACCATTTAAAAGCATATTGCTAACGCGTAAAGGATTGACGCGGCATTCTTCTACTTCGCCGTTTACTAAACTATATAAAATTGCACTCATAATATTTTATCCAAAAAAAAGGGGCTGATTAGAGCCCCTAGTGTATCAAGTTTGTGTATTGATTAGAAACTAACCGCTACACCGTTTGCCATAGGGTTTTTATTCGTTAAGCCATACCATGTGAAGATACGGAAGCGAAGGTTCAATGTTGCGATATCACCGTCATAAACCATGTACATTGTCTGACCGTTACTCATAGTTTCAGAGATAACTTTCTTACCGTCAAACTGTGCCATTAGGTCCATTGGTACCTCACCACCAACCACTTCAATCGAATCTTTAGCCCAGAAGATGTTAGTTCGAGCTGTTGAGTCAGTGTTCAGGCGGGTAACAGTTGCACCGTTGGTGATAATGGTATCAACGTTGGCATAAGCTTTTTCTAATGTAGACAAAGCGGCATCATCAAGAGCAATAGGTTTAGGGAAAACCGTAATACTAGTTCCGTCAGGAATGGCGACAATTGAGAACGTCATATCTTCATCAGTCAGAGTTTTATCAGCTAAACCAATAGCCTTAAGAACACCTAAAGAAACTTTATCACCAACAGCAAATGAAGCTGAAGAAGTAACAGGAATAGTCGCTTGACGATAATCGACGTTAGTTACTGTATTCGATACTAAATCAACAGTACCGGCTTCAGGTTTAAAGCTTAATGCCGCGGTAGTAGTGGTAGAAGCTGCGCCGCCTGCAATAGTTGGTAAGAAAGAACCAGTATAAACATCAAATTCAGCGATGTTTTGAGCAATCTGACCTTTAGACCATACAGTCTCTGGGCGACCCTGTAATGTTTGACGACCAGCTAAATCAGAACCAAACTTTTTACTTGAACGGTCATTCAATAAGAAACAACGCTCATCGGAAGTTACTTGGCGCTCATTCATCATTGCCTGTGCTTCTGCAACGAAATCATAACCTGACGCAGTGTTTGAACGGAAAAACAATGAACCCGTATTTGCAACTAACTGTGCAATACGTTTGTTCAATTCAGTTGCTTGACGTTTACCAGACTGCTTACCACGACGACGCCAAAAAGTTTCATCACGCATTTGATCAATACGTTGCTCAACAAAATCATTCGTCGGAGTACCAAGAACAGCTGGATAAGTTTCTTCGATGATACCAGTCTCTAAACCAGTCAAATCAAAGCCGTCAACTACTGGGGCATGTTGCTGAACTGGACGCCAAATAGCATTGTCAGCGTTTTGTAATGTACCAGCTTCAGGCTTGAAAACCTCAACTCGGGACATTAAAGACATTTGGTGTTCGTATTCTTCTAGTGCAGACTCAAATAATACTTCTGCGATTTTACCTGTAGTTAAAGCCATTTTGTTTACCTATTAAGTTAAATTAAATTTAGTTATTTCCAGTTACTTGTATCGACACCGTCTGCCTTAGCTTTTCGTTTCAGGCGTATTCTTGTTCCTGGGTCTGTTGATTTAGCATAAGCTTTAGCCGCTACTGCATCACTAGACTTACCGTTCGAACTTCCCTCAACTTTAGAGCCTGGCTTCGGTGCCTGACTTCTACGATTTCTTGGGCTTTGCACTTCTGTTTGCAACTTACCTAAATAGGCTGCTGCTTTAAGGCCATTTGGATCAGAACGTAACAAGCTTTTTAGCTCATCAAGTTTTTGAGGATTTACACCCAACTGATACATAACCTTTTCAGAACCTGCACCCAAAGTATTAAGTGTCGAGATTAATGTATTAGTGATTTGGTCGCCGCCATTAGGAAATACTGACTCCATAGCCATGCGAACTGCGCTATCTGCTGCTTGGTAACTCTCAGCTGATACTTTACCGCTATCTACTAACGTGTTTGCTCGCTCATAATGATCATTTAAGCTTTTGTCTTGCGCGTTATTTGCATCTTGCTGTACTTGTTCGGCTTGCTGTTGCTTCACATTGGTCTGACTAAATGCCTGCATCTTTTTATCAAAGCGAGCATCATTCCAAGCATCCACAGCTGCATCATAAGAATCATCATCATAATCAAACGCTTCTCTAGTCGGTCTAGGTGCTGGGCTTGATTCCTGTTGAGTTACTTGTGGCGCATTGCCTGACTCATAAGCATTTAACTTTTCGCGAAGTGTTTCTAATTCACTATCCTGCTTTGCTACTGTTCCTCGTAACGCTTTATTTTGTTTGCGCTTACGGGCCGCTTCGGCATTAGGTACGAAACCACTCTTTTGATCATCCGAATTCTCTGGTGATTCGGTTTGCATCCAGCTTTCCACTTCTTCAGTTTTATCTACTCCGTCCTCGGTAGTAGTTTCTTCTGATTCAGCCGATTCAATTACAGCTTCAATTTCGGGCTCATTATCAACTAACTCTTCCTGAGTATTCTCAATAACTGGCTGTTCGATTGCTTCTGCTTTCTCATCGTTTTGTGCTTTCAACGCTTTCAGAGATAAATTTTCCACTTTTTTATTCCTCGTAGTGTAACGATAACTAGATTTAATTCAGCAAATCTAAAGCTGGTAACGGCATTGTAAGGTATTTTCTTTATATAAACAAATTCCTTTACTTAAAAGCTTCTGACATAAAAAAACCTCAGTTAAGAGGCTTGTTTAATTGGTCGTCACTTACTGAAATACAATCCCATCTTTCGTTAATAAATTTGGCTGTGGCGATACAAATAATGTGGATTCATAGACTTTTGTTATAGCTCCTTTTTTTGGAACAACATGAAACCTACTTGAATTCATGATAGAAACTTCTCCTGCATTGTTTGAAATAACAGCATTACCTTGACTAGGCTCATCAAAGTTAATGTTATTAAGAATTACCTTTGAATCTGTGACGCTTACTAGTACCGAAGCAAAATCAAAAGTCGGGGTAAAATCTCCATTTGTTATATCTACATTTGAGCCGCCTGATATTGATATCTCTGGTGAGAACTGAGAATTAACTATTGTGCACAAACTTAGATCTACAATAGATTGATTCAATATGGTTGCGCTCTTGCCGTTACTAGAAATTATTCCATTTATCATTGTTAGGTTTGAGTTATCAACAAAGATACCAGCGCCGCCCATGTTTCTAACTTGAGATACACCGCCAAGCAATACTGTAGACCCGCCCAAGGCAGTTACGCCATTTCCAAAACCAATACCGTCTCTTACAAAAAAATCACTAGATTGAAAGTAAGAGCCATTAGATGCCTCTAAACCAGATCTAAACCCTTCTAGGCCGCCGAAAAATACCATTTGACTACGATTTAATGAAATACCTACATCTCTGATTCCTGTAGATCTAAAATCCGATACTATCATTGGCATGATAGAGTTCACGCCACGTATAAAGGCCGTTGTAACTACCCCATATACATCAACAGTCTTATCTTGCGAATCAATTGTAATCCAGCCTAGGTTAGCATTTTGCACATCTATGCTTTCGTCTAATACAGTGCCGGACAATATAGTTATTCGAGCATTAAAACCGCCAGCCTTATATGATGGATAGATAGCACTCAAAGCCTCTATTGCTTCATTTACTGTTTGGTAGTCGCCTGAGTCACCTACCGTCACATAACTTTTATCATTAACTATGATATCTGAAGTGTTTATATCTGTAATAACTTCGATAGATTCTTTTTCATTTCCATAAGCGAATTGGCTGTCTAAATTACAGGCTGAAATTACTGCAATCGAAAACCCGAAAAGTATACCTTGCATTATTAATTTATTTAGCTTCATTTTAAATACCCTCTATTATTAGACATACAAGTGCAATGATTCCATAGATTACTATTG